CACGGTGAACTTTGCAGTAGTGTCAATTGCCGTAATCACGGCAGGGGCTGCGGTTCCTCCTGTCCAATTGAGGTACACCGACCTACCAACAGCCCCACCAATTGACGTCAAGGCATGTACGTTTGTAGTGATAATGCGCAGAAGCCCGCCACTGGGTTCCCACGTCACTGCTCCCGTTGCCGCAGGAAAGGTTAAGACAAGCGGGCTCGTCGAGTGAAACCCAAGCGGGTAGAACCGCTGCACGCCCGTTGAACTTACAACGCCTGCGATGTTGTTTGATGAGTCGTCAACGAGGAAAGGGCTGTTCTGTGCAAATGATTTCATGTTGTTTGCTCAATAGAGGGCGATCATCAAAGTTGCAGTTGCCGCGGACACGTTAGTTGCACGGATCGGAAGAAGTGTTCCCACAGGCACGGCTGTAAACGTAACTGAGTCGCCGTTTGACATTGCCGCCGTGATGTTGCCCGCTCCTCCGACATAAATTGCCCTGCACAAAGTGAAAGGATTGGCAACCGTAATAGGAACAGCAAACGAGTAACTGTTGATTGTGTCGGACGCGGTAAAGCCTGTCGGGAGTGCCATCGTTTGTTCCTTAGGAAAGTCGGGTCAACTTGTACAACGCGCTTGACAACAAAGAAGAGATGTTGTCCACCTCGTTCTGAATGTGAGATTCGGTGCCCATCGCGGTGCGAGCAGTCTCAATGTACTCGTACAGCGCACGCACTTCCGCAACGCAGTCGGGGTTCATCGTCACGGTTCCGCCCTTAAACACAAGCGGAGTACCCGTGCAACCAATGTACGACTCGGCAAGCGAATCGACCGCTTCAGTCAAATCGTCGTACACGCCGAGCGCGGTGTGCTTCGCGAACGAGCCCGCGCCCGTCACCATCAAGTGATGCATGTGAATTGCAGTAGCACCATTCAACAAGCGCGCAATGAACTCGCTCGCAGCGCCTGCGTCACCCTTGTCGGAATCGTAAAGCAGAGAAGCCATAGGTGATTTCGATGCAACTACTGACATTTCAAATCTCCGTTGCTGATGGTGATCCGTAACCCGAGAACTGATTCATAATGTCGGACAGAGCGTTCGGCTGCGCCGCACCTGTCGGAGCCTGCGCAAGATTCTTGACCGTCTGCGAAGTCTGCTGCATCGCCTCCGATTGAGCCTGAGCAGCCTGAGCGTTCGCACGCGCAGTACGGATCAATGCCACCTGCTTGCCGCCAATGATCAGGTTCGGATCAACGCCGAGCATGTCGCTGTAGGCATCAGCCCACTGATCAGCGTCAAACTTGTCGAGCACGTCAGGCTTAAACTGTGCGACCGCACCGATCGAACCAACAAACCGATCAATGCCGTTCGTGCCAATCGCGCGCTGCGCCTGCGCCAACATGCTCACAAACTCGATCGACAGATCCATTCCCTGCAACTCTTCAGGAGCAGGCGGCAGAACGCCCGCCTCAATCATGTGTTGAAAGGTGATGTCTACGAGCGGCTCAAGCAATTCGTTGTGAATGCGCTCAATGACAGGGCCGAGCATCAGCAACTTCTCCTCGTGACGCTCCGCAACCTCAGTCGCAGTCATTCGAGTATCAGTCGCATTCGCAAGCAGCAAGAACAAGTCAGCATAGAACGCACCGCGCACACGGTCGCGGCAGTCCTGAATGTCCATCAGCAAGTGCTCAAGGTTCAAGTTCACATCGAACGCAGTGCGGATAGGCGACGTAGCGCCATCGACAAACGTGATACCCCCAGGAAGTGTGTCGATGTCGCGGTTCTTGTACGCGGTCGGCACTTGCAGAGGCGGCTTCGTTTGATAGTCAATGACCTGAGCCTTGCGCAACTGCTCGTGCTGCAACTGCTTGACATCGCCCAGTGCTTCCATTCCAGGACTGTTGCCGTAGATGTCGCCACCCGCAAGAGCCCAACGCGGAACAACGCAAGGGAACTGCTTGTATCCCGACTCGCGAAGGAACTTGTTCTGATCGCCGCCGACCTCGAAATACCAAGATCCCCACGGCATGTTCTTACTGTCGCGCTTCTTAATGTCTCGATCAGCCCTCGGCTCGATCGCGTGAATAATCGGGATCCACTTATCAAGCGTGCCGCGGTCGTACATGTGCTTGACCGTGGTCGAGCAGTTCTCGTAGCCGAACTCCTTCACAATCTCGCCGACAGTCTTCTCAAACTCTCGGTACAGCGTGCAAACTCTACCCTGATAGTCGTGCGCGATGCAATACTCGCCCGTCACCACAGGGTAGTGATGAATCAAGTTCCTATGATCAGGCAGCACGATCGAAGCCGCAGTGCCGAAACACCCGAGTTCCTCGTACATCTGATGAAGCGTGCGGTACGTGTTCGACTTCGCAAACACCATCAGCATGCGCTTCGTGACATCGTCAAGCCACACCTTCACAGGCTGATACTTGTTCAGATCAGGGTCGCCCGTCGCAAGCCGAAACCACGGACGAGCAGGACTCGTTGCGCCCGCCATCATGCCCGCGCCGAGCGTGCGAAGCGATCGAGTACCCGTGTTGTCGTAGATGCTGTTGTGCCGACGCCATCCCTTGTCTCGATCCTGACGAAAGAACCGACCGTTGCGAGGCAACAGAAACGTCGTTAGTTCCTGATAGTGAGCCCACCACGTAGCGCGCTCAGTCTTCAAATGACCCCAACGCGTGAACAACTGGTCGCGCCGCGGGGCACCTTCGTACGATTGTGCGTCGCTCGGGTGTTGACTCATTTAGGAACCCAACATCGTTGTCTTGCCAAGTGCGCCTGCCGAAGGACTTCCACGAGCACCCGTCAGCATCGTGCTCGCAACACCCTGCTTCGATGCCTTCTCCATGATCGATGCAATGTCAGGCTCCTTGCGGTTCGCCATGTTCTGCGCCTCCTCAGAAGAACGCTGCTGAGATCGAGCACGGTTCGCCGCGTCGTTCTGCGCACTCTTCTGTGCATCAAGCGAGTTCTTTGCGTTCGACTTCTGTGCCTGACCCTGATAGATCGAAACACCAAGTCCCGCCGCTGCTACTCCTGCGCCAATTGCGAGTGCGACTCCTGACATGAGCATGCTCCTGTGTTGATCACAATATGCGCATCGCTGCGCCTGCTGATAAGCGATTCGGGCTCGTCGGTGAATTGACGCTCGGCTTCTTCAACCGAACAAGCGGTTGAAGGCATAATCATCGTAACACGCGTTCGATCCACGGCATAGAACATCTGCTTCCGATTCTTCTCCCCTGCGAGAACGTAGTACCCGTCTAGTTCTACCGAATCCCCGCCCGCCGTCAGCGTGCCCCGACCGTCGATGATCACAATCGTCGGCACGATCACATGCACCCCAATCACAAGCGTGCCCGCAGGCACCTCGATCGTCCGAGCATACATGCCGCCGTGCAGCACATGGTGCACAGGCATCTCGACCTGCGGAAGGTGCGCATACTCGCGCTGCAACGCGTACAACTCCGCCTTCACACTCTCCGAAGTCGAAAGCGTGCACAGGCTCGGCATCGGCTCGTCAGTCATCCGAGCATCCTCATGTAGGTCGTGCTCGTGCCGCGGAACCCGAGCAGTTCATACAGCCGACCAAGCCGCGACCCGATCGGAGCCGTCGCAATCATGCACACGGAACCCAACGACACAGCCGCCGACTCCGCCGCCCGCACAAGCCGAACGCCCGCCGAGCCGCGATGACGCGGAAGGATGTACGCGCTCTCAACAATCGTCACCCGCTGCCCGTAGTGCGGGTTGATCGTCGTGATCAGGATCGCAAAGCCCACAAGCAGACCGCCCGAGTCAACGCGCAGGATCGTCGAAACGCCCGCAGCCTCCAGTCGCTCGTAGTGCTGCCGCTGCGGATTCGGCGTCGGCATGCCCTCGTAGCCGCCCTCGTAGCCGTAGGATCCCGAGACATGCTCCCACTCGGGATCGTCCCACAGTTCCGCGATCGAGCAGGTGTTGATCGTTGTCGTGCTCATTCGCGCACCTTCGCGTACGGATCGTAGTCGTCGCGCTCCGATGCGCGCGTGATGCGTGCCGTTTCGATCGCCGTACGCTTGCGCACGGGGTACGCGAAGGTCAACGCCAACGCGTCGGCGAGGTCAGGCGATGCGCCGCCCTGAAGCCGTTTCTTGATTTCATCCTTCGACTCCAACGCCTTCCGCCCCGCAGGATCGAACCAGTAGACGGGCGTGCTCAGTTCCGTCTTCAGCCCCACATCGTTCGGGATCGCGCCGCCCGACATGATCCACTCGCGCATCAGCCACCACATCTCGGTGCGACGGTTGACGAACTGCTCGGGCAGCATCGGACGCCCGCCGAACGGCACCTCGACCACATCGTAGTCCAGTTGCCGCAGCCGATCGATGACGCCTGCGCCCGCGCCCGCATCGACGAACACGGCATCGGGCGAGTGCTGCTCGATCAGGTTCGCGCAGCGCGCAGCCACTTCCATGTTGTCGAGCCCGCGCCACACGGTGGGCGTGTACGCCTGCAACCCGCGCCGCATGATCAGCACGCTTCGATCGCCGCCGAACCGCGCGGGGTCGATGCCGATGATCAGCGGGGCGTCGGCGACATCGCGCTCCGTGTACACGCGCCGCGCCGCATTCTCCGCGTCGGTCAGCCCGATCAGTTGATCGTCGCCCGCCGCGGCGAAGTCGCACAGATACTCGCGCGCAAACGCCTGCTCGGGCATGTCGCGGCGCAGGCGCTGCACCTCGTCCGCGTCGATCGCCTGCGTGTCGAAGACGGTGTAGCGCGCTGCCTTCCAGTCGGGCAGCGCGGCCGCCCGCGCGAACAACTCGGAGAACAAGTTGACGCCGTTGGGCGTGCCGATGAACATCGCCCATCCCTTGCGGTCGGATAGCGCGGGCTGAACGATCTCTTGCCACACCTCGGGCTTGATCTGCGCCACCTCGTCGATGACGCAGCCGTCGAGGCGCACGCCGCGCATGGCGTCGGGATTGTCGGCGCCGATCAGGCGGATGGTCGCGCCGTTGTGCCGCATCGCCACGACTAGGTCGGCTTCGTTGTAGGTCACGGCGCCCGCGACTTCGAGCGGGCGCAGGCGGTGCTTCAATCGAGCCCATGCGATCGCCTTCGCCTGCCGCTGCAAGGGCGCGATGTAGGTGAACAGCCCGAGCGGCAGCGCGCAGCGCAACGCTTTGTCGATCAACTCCATCAACGCGAGTTCAGTCTTGCCCGCGCGCCTGTGTAGGGCGAGCACGGTGAATCGAGCCCGCGTGCGGTGGCATTCGCGTTGCCATTCGCGCGGCGCGTAGTCGAGCGTGATCGGCGCCGCAGCGCTCACGCGTCAGGCACGCCCGTGAGCACGGTAATCGCGACGCCGCCCGCATGGTCGAGCGCCACACGGTCGCCGTACACCTTCGGCACGATCTTCGAGAGCAGCCACTTGCGCGAATCGACGCGCAGCCGTTGGTGTTGCACGGCGGCGGAGTCAACGCGGCCATCGGGCGCCACTGGTGGCTGCGCGTCCGACAGTGTGAGCACCTCGTGAGCCCAACGCTCGGCGCAGAGGCGGCGAGCGCGCGCGTAGCGGTCGGCAAAGCCTGACCTATCATCCACAACCCATCCGCACACCGTCGAATGCGCAGGTATGTGCGGGCTCTCGCAAACCGAGAGCAGCGACTCACCCTCCGAGATTCGGGCGAGGATCTCATCCGCCACTACGGCGTCGAATGTCACAGGGCGCCCGCGAGGGCGTGTGACTAGGTGCTGCGGTGGTGATTTCTTGCGTGGCATGGTGTTGGTTTTCTGTTGGAACTTCCCACTATTTCCGAGGCAGCGCCGAGCGCCACCCTCGGGCTTCGGCAGCGGCTTCAGGGGTGCCGTGTGTGCCTGCGGCAACATCAAGGGCGCAAACGAGCGTGCGTGCCTCGTCACGCTCTCCGAGGATCCTGCGAGCCCTGCGCTCTGCGTCAGCCTGTGCAGCCTGTGCGGCGATCGTAGCGGCTCGGGCTGCTGCTGCTGCGGTGCGTGTGCTCATAGGGGGCGTCTGCTCTCGCGTTCGCGCAGGGGCGAGGCGAATCCGCGCGTCTGTACGGATTCGATTTCGCGGGCTCCTGCTTCGGAGTCTGCTACGGGCATGCCTGAGCCTACCCATATGCGAGAGGCGCCGCGAGCGCGCAGTGCATCGCGCAGCGAATCGTGCGCATGCGCGTGTTCGCGATGGGATCGTGTGATGGCTGCGGCGCGCACGACGCCGAGGGTGGGATGTATGCCGACGGCTCGGGTGATCAGGGTCATGGTCGGGGCGTGAGAGGAGCGGCTCGGGCGACTAGCACTAGGTCGAGCCCTGCGAGGCGGGCGATGTCGATCGCGAGGGCGAGTGACGGCATGCGCTGTCCTGTGACGGTGTCGGGGGAGGCGAGCAGGCATTCGCAAGTGTGAGACGCGCAGACCTCGGCAGCATGTGCGGCGCGGGTGAGGGCGTAGCGGCTGACGCCGTGCTCGGCGAGGTGTGCGGTGACGGCGCTCTTCCATGCGGCGGCGTCGGTGATGGGGTAGGCGTGTTCGGTGAGCATTTGGGTGTTCCTAGTGTAGGTGAACTGGCGTGGGTGTAAAGCGAAACCGCCCCGATTTTGTCGGGGCGGTTCGGGCCGCATTGCGACCTATCCGAGCGGCAGAGTGTAGGTGCCGTTGCTCGGGTGTTCAGATGGGGCGATCGCCGCGGGCTGCGAGGGTGGGCGCGCAGAACTCGCGCAATTCCTCGATCGTGCACGGCGTGTCGCAGTGTCCTGCGTTGCTGCGCAGCGCCTCCGTCAACAAGTCAAGTAGGGCGGACTTGCTGAGGCGAGCGAGCGCCTCGGTGTCGGGGGATCCGCAGTAAAGGGACGGTTTTTTGTTGGCGGGTAGGTACATGGGGGTTCCTTAGCGGTAAACGGATCGGGCGATCGAGTAGCCGAGCGTGAGCACGGCGAGGATGACGAGAATGACGGCGAGGTCGAGCATGGATGGCATGGTGGGTTCCTTTCAGGCGATGTTCTGAGCGCGGTAAGCGATGGCTTTGCAGGCGAGCAGGGCGCTCGCGACGGTGTGGAGTTGGAATCCGCTACGGGTGTCGCCTGCGCGGATCGCGACGGGCGAGCCCGAGCCGCGCGCGGGAATCCATGTGTAGCCAATGGTGCGCTTGTTCAGGATGCGCGGTCGGATGACTCCGACCTGCGCGCCGTTGGCGTTGACGGTGTACTCGGTGGCGGTCTTGACGATTTCGAATGTGGTGGGGGTGAGCATGTAGGTAATCTATCCCCCGCATCGGTAGGATGCAAGGGGCTTGTAAGGAAATCTAGAAAAAAAGAAACGGGCAGGGGGTAAGCCTGCCCGCGGTTTCCGTTGGAACTGGCGCGAATTTCGGGGCGTCAGTAGATGCGCCCGTCGCTGCGGCGCGCGAGTGTTTCGCCTTCCCATCGCTCGCGTTCATCCTGCGCGGCATGGCATGCCGCGTCGGAATCTGCCGCCTCGGCGCGCGCGCGCTCGAACGCGCCGATCTGCTCCGAGCGGTCAATGTTGATCGTGACCATCTTCCCCGACCATCGGATGACATCCTCGCAATCGGCAACACGGTCGGGCTCAAAGTCGGCGGGCTCGGCGGCGTAGGCTGCGTGCGCCTCGGCGACGCGTGCCGAGCGGTCAGCGGCGGCGATGGCTGCGGCGCGCAGCGCGGGCGCGTCGGGCGAGCCTGCGTCCTCGGCGTCGGTCGCAAGGCGCTCGGCGTCCTCGGCGTCGCGCTCGGCGCTCGCAGGCGTCTCGGCGGCGTTCGCGGCGTCGCGGGCGTCGCGCTCGGCGCAGGCGGCGGCGAATGCGGCGCTGAACGCGGCGCCTGCGGCGGCGATGGCGTCATCGCAGGCGCGATCGTCGGCGCGGGCTGCGTGCTCGGCGGCGCGGCGCGCGGCGTCACGGGTCGCGTACGCGGCGCGCATGGCATCATCGCGCGTCGTGTACGCGATGTCGATCATCGCAGACACGCGCACGGGCTCGGCGACGGGCGCAGGCGCTGCAACTGGCGCAGGCGCGGCGACGCGCGCAACTTCCGCGGCGTAGGCGGCGGCGTCGGCGGCGCGCTCCGCCTTGACCGCGGCACGGCGCGCAGTGATGCGCGCAGTGTGCGCTTCGCGCGCCTCCGCGATCTGCGCCTGCCACTTCGCCGCGCGGGCTGCCTTGGCGGGGTCGGCGGCAAGTTCTGCCGCCTCGGCGGCGATGCGCGCAGCGCGCTCAACAACATTGCGCGCATCCTGCGCTTCCCAGTGCGCGCGCTTCGCGACGGCGGCAGGCGTCGCGGCGTCGGTGGCGGCGGCGGCGGTGGCTTCAGCGTGCTTGATCGGGCACAGCACGATCGTGAGATCGACGATCTCAAGCACCATCGCGCGGCAGGCGCGCCCGTCCCAGTTCACG